GAGGAACACGTAAAGACTTTAAAAAGTCCGGCATCTCGGGGCAAGATTCGGAAACATGTGGCAATGGTTAGCCAAGGATGAAAACACAACCCAGTTTGGAAAGGAGACGGAACAAGGTGGGAAAGTAATCTTTGGGGAGAAGTAGCCACATATTACGGCACGGTTAAACAGACCGAGAAAAAATATATATTTGCTTATGTTGTGCTTGAAATATGGTACAACATAGGCAATAATTAACGATAACAACGGAGATAAAAAAATGGCAGAGTATTATAAATATAATGAAATCAAAGAATACTTTGATGATTTCATGCAAGAACAAGATGATGACTGGATATTAGAAAATAAAGAAGATATCCACCATTATGTTTTTAACAATGATTATTACATTATAGGGACATATAAATGTAAAAAATGGTTGGGAGATAAACTGTTTGATGTGATTGATATCATACAAGAATATGAAAACCTACACTTCGGAGAAGTTTCAACAGACTTGTCAAACCCTGAAGCCATTGTGAATATGTATACGTATATAGTGGGAGAAGAAATTATTGGCAATACAGACATAGAACAATATGTTCTAAATCAAGAAATAAAAGAGATTGTAAGAAACGGTATGAGTAGAGAGATAAAATGCAATATATAACAATAATATCCATATGGTTTATGATATGGATTCTAATAATATTTTAACAACAACAAACGAGGTAAAAAAAATGAGCAAGAAAACATTTCAAGTAATAACAGACACAGTATATTCAACAACACATCACATAACTGCACACACACAGGAAGAAGCAGAAAAAATAGCAACAGAGTTGGCGTATTCTAATCATCACGGGGAAGCTGTAGGAGTAGAAATAGCAGACACTTGGGAAGATGACACGCTAGACATAGACGAATGTGACAACGTAGATTAAATAGGAGAAAAATATGACAAAAACAATAGAAGATATCACTCAGTATGATGATGATGAATTATCTATTAGAATTGATAATGATGAAGACGCATATGAGATAAGACATCAACCATTAAAGCTGTTAAATTACATAGAAAATAAATATATCTATAATAAAAAACAAGTTCAAATATTATGGCTTGATACTTGGTGTGAATATCAAGATTCAATTAAAGATATAGAATTTTATTAAACAACAACAGGAGATAAATAAAATGCAGAGAGATAGTATGGAGTATGAATTCGGAATGATTATAGATACATTGCGAGAAATGGGTTACGTTTCAGACGAGCAGATGTCAGAGGTTTGTGACATGTGTGAGATTGAGGGTACAAAAAGACAACAAATATTAGGAGAGTAAAATGAAAAAATATATATTAAACATACTTACATTCGGGTTATACAATCGAGTAGACTTGATGAGCCAAGCACTGATTGATGCAGTAGCAAAGCAAACACATTTGAATCAAGAGTTACAAAAGAGTATAGATAATATGGAGCAACCTGACATTGATGACGCAGTAGATAGTTACTTAACAAATAACTTTTGTATAGGTGACTATGACTTAGTTGATGAGGGTGATATTGATTATAAGATTGAGCAATCAATAGATGACTTAAGAGAAGACCTTGAATCAAAGATTGATGAACTTGAATCTGATAAAGAGTAAAACGAATTCATGCTACGTGGGGTAGCTGAATAAACAGAGATGTTATGTTAGGTGGGTACGACATGCCCACCTAATAGCAGTGAGGTAAACAAATGAAAGTATTAAGAATAGATAATCAAGATGTTATAAATGATGCAGTTTTTAAAAACCTTGAAGATTTGCGTGAGCAACTATGTGATTTTCATTCAATAGATTGGCAGGGAGATGATGATATTTTTTCACTCTCATTGGATGAAATTATGGCTCATGGAGATTGGGATTATATGATGATAACTGATAAAGATGCTGATGAATATGAAGATAAAAGATACTAGGAGGATAAGTAAGTGAAGACAGAAGATATATTACTTGAGCTAAGTAAAGGTAGTAATCGTAGACCTAAAGTCATAGATGATAGAACATTTAATGAGAACTGGGATAGGATATACGGCAAGAAAAAAAAGGAGGAAAAGAAAAATGATAAAAAGAAATCGTCATAAGATATCTTATAGAACGAGCAAGAAAGGTAGCCCTAAACGTAGGTCGTTGAAAGGTGGTCATAAGGGTAGGTTTAGTACGAAAGCTAAACGTACTTTTGGAAGACAGGGTTTTGTTCCAAGCCATAGGTGGGAAAAATGAAGTGGTATCAACAATACAGTAACCAATACAGAGATAGTAAAGTAAGACGTGCATGTGGCTCTAACTTTTTGGAGGGCATGGGTTTTTATATTACATTAAAACAAATGATAGCTGATAACTATGAGGGTGGTAAACCTGAAGTTGAGTTTGAGTTTGCATACTTAAAAAGTATTTTAGCTATAAAAAGTATACGAACTTTGGATAAACATCTTAGAAGTTTGAGAGCATTTGGGTTAATAAAGTATGAAAAGTCAGAGGAAACTGTGACAATACTTATGCCTGAGATTGAGGAAACACAAGACAATTATACTAAGAAGAGTACGAACAATGTACGGACTACATTACATAACAATACAAAACATAACAATACAATAATAGACTTAGATAATAAACTGTTTAACGGAGGTAATTAATAATGATGGTAAGAGTATATAAAGATGTTTATGTAGATGATAAAGAAAAATATGATTGGATTAAAGAAGTTGCTATTGATGTAGCATTAGATTGTTTGAGTGATTTTGATGTAGAAATATTGGAGGAAGATAATGAGTGTAGATAATGAAAGAATAATAGAAGAAAGATATGAAAGTTCAGTCGATGATATAACAAAGATGACTGTCGATGAGTTCTGTACTTTATGTGAGGACGAGGGTGTCAAAGATGTAGTACCTAACATTGACATGGTCATAGATGAAATAGCAACGAGGTGGGCTAACGGGAGTAGAGGATGATTGAAACATTAATGATATTGTTTGCTTTATTTTCTATTGCAATAGCTGTATGGTTTTGTAAGGAGTAGGAAATGAAAAAAGATTTTAACCCATTCTATAAAACACTATACTTTCCACGGGACTGGCATAGACCTGATGTAGATACTATGATAGCAGTGCGTGAGATGTACGAGACCGGCAGTGTAGATAGTTTGCTAGTCAAGGCATACCCTGATGGTGTTGATGACGGTCGTGGGGTACATAGAAAGTATATAAAATATAAGGAGGTGTAATGCTTGAAGATAAAGATATAAAGAATCTATTTACAATGATGACTACTCTGTTCGGTCATAAGTTTAAGAGTGGATATGGTACAGGTATGCAAGGTAATAACTTATCTGTTGTTGGTAAGGTATGGAAACGTACACTCAATGGTGTACCACATATCAGACAGGTTATAGATAGTTTATTCCTGCCGGACAGTGCTATGTTTCAAACAAAGGAATGGTGTCCTGATTTGAGAGAGGTCATGCAAATGTGCCTTGACATATCGAAGAACATTGAGCAGAATATAAAGAGTAAAACATTGAAGATAGAAACTGATGACCACAACGTAAGATTCTCACAGTTTTATGTTGCGAATCATAAGGGTGATACCGATAGTAATTATCAGTATCATGTAGATAATATAAAAAAATACGGGAGAAATAAATGATAGACAAAATGAATGGCGAGATAGACGGATACAAAACAATAAAGGATTTATGCAAAAGTTTGAACAAGATATCACACAGTGATGACCTTGATAAAATCATTGGGTTTTGTGACAGGATGATTGAACAGTTACAAGAAACTGTAGACGGTGCAATCGACCACATGCACAGTGCAGTGCAAAAAAGATTAGGTAAAACTGACGAGGATATATCAGATGAAACTATTAATTGAAGCTAAGAATAAAAGTCAAATGGTATTGGCTCACTTAAAACACTATGGAAGTATAACAACTTGGGAAGCTATCACTCAGTACAAAGCTACAAGATTGTCAGCTATTATCTTTAACCTTAGAGGTAAAGGATATAACATTGAGAGTCTTGACAAAGAGGGTGATGGTTGTAGATTTGTTGAGTATATATTACATGAGAAAAGGGAGGACGCAGTATGATTGATAAGCTAGTTAATTTCTTTGATGAACTACCTGATTATGTGCAGGTATTTATTATAGTGTCAGCTATTATATTGTTTTGGGAAGTTGTTATTTAGTGGCTAAACCACCTAATAAAAAAACTAAACAAGCATATCAAAGAGCAGTTGAGTTCGGGTGTGTGGTTTGTAATAAACATTATGGACTACGCACCGAGCCAACGATACATCACTTAACAGGTGGTGGTATGGCATTAAAGAGTAAGAAGTTTATACCACTGTGTCATGAGCATCATCAAGGTAATCAAGGTGTACATCATAACACTAAAGTATTTGAAGAAAGGTTTGGTACGCAAGAAGAATTATTAGATTGGTACTTGCAAAACATAAACGAGTAGAATATAATACTCAGTAACAAATGGAGAAAAAGATGAACGACATATTACATAGATATTTAGATAGCAAAAGTGTATGGGATACTCTATCTAAAATAGATTGCAATGAACACAAACAAAAGGTTGGTAAGTTTGATTATCTATCTTGGTCATGGGCATGGGCTACCTTGATGGAGCATTATCCTCAAGCTACTTATGAATTTCATGAGCCAAGAATCCAAGCAGACGGTACAGCTATGGTTTATTGTACAGTAAAAATTGAAGAGCAAAGTAGATTCATGTGGCTACCTGTTATGGATTATAAAAACAAAGCAGTAGTTAGTCCTGATGCTAGACAGATAAACGATAGCATGATGAGATGTCTTGTTAAATGTTTAGCAATGTATGGTCTTGGTCATTACATATATGCCGGAGAAGATATACCATCAGCAGATAAAGATAAAGAATCAGCTAAAGAATCTAAGAAAGAACCTAATGAAAATCAAGTACCTAAACGACATACAAAGAATGAAGTTAAGGATACAGTAGCAGGAGATATAGAGAAACTTAAAGCTAGTCTTGGGAATGTAAAAGGAGAAGACGGAGTAGAAAAGCTTGGACAAACTATATAACTTGAGAGCCAGTCAGATAGCAAGGGTCATAGGGAATGACGATTATTGTTCAAGGCAGAATCACTTTGCTGTTCTGATTGGTGAGAAAGATGATAGACCGGTCAATGAAATTTACACCTCGCATGGACATGAATGTGAAAGATATGGTGTAGCTCATGTCATGATAGCTACCCAACTTGTTGTTGTAAACTGTGGCTCTGATTTATTAGGGTCACAGGAAACAATGTCATATGATTATATGTCTGATGACAATACAACAGTTAAGTTATCGTGTACACCTGACGGTTTTATTACAGAAAAAAATGCAGTGGTTGAGGTCAAGTCACCGTATTATAAACAAGAAGATTTTGATAAGTATGTTAAAAGATATTTACCACAAGTATACTTTCAGCAGTACCTAACTAGGAAACTAAAGAAAGATAATAATGCTGACGGTACTTACTTTTGTATATATCAAAAAGGTAACACTAAGTTATATTATATACCTTACAACGAGGACTATATTAATAACTACATGTTACCAAAGGTAGATGAGTTTGCTAGGTATCTATTGAAAGGTAGTCTTGATAAAGACTTCTTAACAAAAAGAAAGAGTAAGCAATCATTTATATATAACGGGGAGGTTCAATACAATGAGTGCGTTTAAGTTACCAAGTGTTGAGTTAGAACAACTGGTAGATTATGTAGAGAAACTAGGCATAGCTAAAGCTGAAGCTGAGAAAGAACTACATAAGCTAACTGAAAATAAAAAAGTATCCATGGCAGTAGCACTACTTAATTGCTCTGATGTTAAAGGAACACAGGCACATAAGGAAGCTATAGCTATGACGGATGAGGGTGTTGTTATGTACATAGATAAGATTGCAGATGCTAAAGAATTAGTGGGTAATCTTACCAGTAAGATATCAGCACAAGAACATAGACTAAGATTGTTTCAAACTCTAAGTGCAAATGAAAGAAGAGAGAAAGGATTTTACCAACGATTAGGAGATTAACATGGGACAGTACGTAAACCTTGCAATTAAAAATGCAGATACAGGAGAAAGAATATACATTAAGTTATTCACAAACGATAAAGAGTTTGGGGATATCAATGAGGTATTGTTTAAGAAAGTAAAGATGATAGTAGATACTGAGAATAGAAATGCTCAATCATTTATGGGTAATAGTAAATATAAAAACTTGAATAAAGAAAGAAAGGACTTTACTATTAACACTAGAGATACATATGAATTCTCGGGGTGGTTAAAAGAAGATGACTATGAAAGTAAAAAGAAACTTGATGAACTGAAAGATGTATTTAACGGAGACGACAAACCATTCTAAACGGAGGAGATATGGAAAAGAGAGAGGACAAAAAGACATACTGGAATGTATGGTATTCTAATCCGGATAACAGGGAGAAGAAAAAACAGTACGCAAAGGATAGATATTATAAGTTAAGAGATAATATCTTAGAGAATAAACGTAGTAGATTGTCTAGCGAAACGGAAGACCAAAGACAAAATAGACTACAAAAAATGAGGGACTATTATTATGCAAGTAAAGATAGACCAAGTGAAGATTAAAATAGATAAAGGAATCCCTGTAATAAATGCAGGGAGACCTAGGTTATATGATGATTACTTATCTGCTATAGATAAAATGGATAGTGGAGATTCTATTGAAGTAAATGGAATAAGAACATGGGATGCTATCAGAAGATATCAATATACAAAAGAGTTTGAATCTAAGAATGATGGTGCTAAGATAGTAACCAAAAGATATACCGGTAACAAGTATAGGATATGGAAGATTATTGAAAGCTGAGATGTTATCTCTTTTATGTGCTAAGTCTATGGGACTACAGGTAGGTTCAGGTAGTCACGACTCAGTAACATCAGATGACATATCACATTTCTTAGGCACTAAAGGATTAACGTCAGAGGAATATGATTTTCTTATAGCAAAGTATACAGACAACGAATACTCTAGGGCTATGTTGTTCGATGATATCTTTGTAGACTGTGCTGATATATTTATTAAACATAATATAGACGCACTAAAGAATTCAGATAGATTATTAATTAGAAGTTTTATTAACCTTGCTATGTCTGAGACCATGGACACTACCTGCCCTTTCTGTCGGGGAGTGGGTAGTGTTTCAGTTGGAAATACTATTCAGAAGTGTAGCCACTGTGATGGTACTGGTCAGTTTATCTTTGATGATGATAACCGGCATCACATTATGGGATATACAAAAGAGGGATACATGGAATTCAGAGAACCATACATGAAGATACTTAATATGATTAAAGACATAGAGATTAGTGCGTTGAGTAAGATTGGAGATGAATAGACTTAAATGGTTTAGTTCAATTGTTCTTACGATTGGAATATTTTTAACTTCATATAACATATATCCTTTAAACTTATATGTTCAAGTGGTTGGGGTACTCGGTTGGTTATTAACGGGTATCCTAACTAAAGATAATCCATTGATATTTATTAATTCAATAGGGTTTGTTGTGTTAGTGTCCGGTATCGTATACTCTTGGCAGAATATAGGGGGCTAGGATGGACGTTATCGAGTGTAAATATACTACCCTATACCAATGCTACCCACTAATGAGTAACTCTTTTCTCGTCCTTTGTAGATAGGTTATCTGAGCTTTCAGGTTTTTCTTCTGTTGTTGCATCCTTAATACCCATTAACTTGGGTGCTAATGCAGGAATCTTAGCAACAAGTCCCTGTAATTCTTCAACCAACTCAGCATCTGTCTTGTGTTTGTTGTCTTCCATATTAATATTAATATTTTGTGATGAGTAGTTACCCAGTTCTAATATTAATTTAGCACAGTTTAATCTTACTGAGTCTTGGTCTGAATGTAATAGGTCTTCAAGTACATTGATTGCTTTACCTGATACACCGGTAATCTTTTCTTCATTAATCTTTCTGATTTCTTTTTCGTATTTCTTTTTGAGAACGTATCCCATTTGAGATGGGTTCTTATTATACCCTGCTTTTTGTGCTGACTTAGTTGCGTTAGCTAATGTCTCTCCACTTGTAAAATATTCTACAAATAATTTTTCTTTCTTCTCGTCTGCTACTCTCATTCTTCTACCCTCTTTAGTAACCATTGTTTAAGTTTTTCTAGTTGATTGTCCGGCACTGGTACATCTATCCTAAATTTAATCCAAGACTTATCCAATACTAAACTACCATCTATATCTGTCCCCTCTTTATCTCCTGATATGTGAGATACAATAGTAATTGTTTTATCATTCTCTTCTACTATTAAACCTAAAGATATGCAATCTGCTAGTTCAGGTTTTAATTCTTTAATGTCTGTCCACCCTTGTGTAGGTGTAACAGCGTCTTCCCAATTTAAAAATGTTAGAGTTGGTATCATTTCTTATTCCTTAAAAAGTTTAGATAATCAGCACCCTCTTCTACTTCCCAAAATACTTTGATAAAATCAGGGTGGTCTTCTGTTACATAAGTATTAAATACAGCAACAGCACAAGCTGACATCATCTTACATGGTAGGTTTAATTGCTTTGCAAAGTTATCATACTTCTTGTAACTACCAACTTGTACGCAGTGCATAATTTTATCCGAGTTCGCATCTTTAATAGGACTGTAACCGGATACATGTGTATGACCTGCTATAAGTAAGTGGTCTCTTGCATTGAACAATGCGTGTTTAACAATACCATGAGCTGTATTGTACATTGAATGTCCTCTAAAATTATGAGAACAATTTACTTTGACTTCGTGTTTAGGTAATTTAATTTTAAGTCTTGCGTTATGGTTAGAATATACAGTCTTTAAGGGTTTGCACATCCAGTTGATTGGGTCGCCCTCCATAGCCCACATATCATGGTTACCTGCTACTATAAATATATAAGGTGTAGCACCTACCAACCACTCTACTAACTGCCATTGCTGTTCCCCATTGGTAGTTTGGTCTGCCCATAATCCTGCTAACTTACCACGCCTAGCCCAGTTGTTAGATAAATCTCCAACAGAACAAGCATACATACCATCTGTTTGATTAACTATATCTATATGATTTCTAAGTGATACCCAATCACATCCATCATCATCAACGTGTGGGTCTCCTTGTATATATAATCCAATAGGTTTCTTGTCATCTATCTTTATGTTGATAAATTTTTCAGACTTTTCTCTTGCTTCTTTTCTTTTGAAGACTTCTGTTCTTGCATTGATTAGTTCTTCAGTAGACCAATCAAGATTCTCAGCTTCTTCTAATTCGTAATTCTTTATAATTTTAGGACTTACTGTTTTCTTTTCACAAGTCCTGCACTTCCATCTTTTTCTTTGTTTATGAGTACCACATGTACCCGATTTGATTAAATGGGTTGAATCACAATGAGGACATTGTAGTGCATTACCATCATCATCTCTTTGTATGATGCCAACTTTACTAAAGTTACCACCACTATTATGTATCTGACCACTCATTTATTTTCTTCCTCGTTAATTAAATAATCTAAGTACCAACGAGCTTTCTTTAAATCAGACACAGGTGTACCCTTATACGGAAATCTAGTAACATATTTTATAATGTTACCACGAACATAGTCCATATCCCATGACCGTATATACCTAGTAGTTTCAATCCCCTTTGTGTAATGGGGAGGATTACTAATAAGGTCTTCTTTCTTCTTGCTCATCAATCTTATCCATAACTTCGTCCCAACTTATTGGTAGACAATTAAAGAATACTATACCACCATATTGGTAGTCAAGTCTATTCTTTATGTTGTCCTTAATACTGAACCTAGCATTAGGTTCAATCGCATGGATTGCCTTGATGATTTGCATTTCCCTCTTGGTATAAGGGATGTTTGCACTCATAGTTATCTCCTATCAGTTTAAGCATATAGCCATCTAGTGATGTAATATGACATAACCAATATTAGTATAAACTCTAAGACAGATATCTCCGGTCTTAGATATTTGGTTCTTATCTTACCTAATAAGAACTTCATTATCTTTATCATCTCATTAATGGATTACTATTTCTAGCTTTTAAATCCTCTACTTGTGATTTGAGTATAGATAATTCTTTTTCTAATGGGGTAATATCAGGTACTGATTTAGATTCTAGCACCTCAACCCTCTGTATTAACTGTCCTTGAAATACGAATAGACTACCAAGACTGATAGCTATTCCTAGTATCCCTGCAATTACCTTGATGTCCATAGTCTGTCCTCGTATGTTTGGTTTGGATAAATATTTCTGATATCTACATAGGTATTGTTTGTATATGTACCTATATCTATATCAACTATATTTGGTTGTATAAATATATCTGTGTTTACTTTTGAGTAACTTGATATCTTGTTGTGTTTCTGCATAACCTTAGCTACTATCATTTGTGTAGCTTTGAGCTGACCATCTATTGTTTTAATTTTATCAGCTACCTTAATAGATATTTCTTCTATTGTTAGTTCGGTTTCAATACTCCCACTCTCGTTATCGACTTCGGTTTCTTCTGCGATAACATCTCCGTTACTTTCATTAACTTCTGTATCTCTTTCTGTTTCTTCGATAGTTTCTGTTTCATTAATTTCCTCCACAAGTTCTTCTTCAATAGGTGCTTCTACTATTTCTTCAAACACTTCTTCAATAGCCGGTTCTTCTATAACCTCTTCTATTATCTCAGGTTCTATCATAGCAGGAGCTAAGACAATAGTCTCCTCAATAAATTCTTCTTCTATAAAAACAGGTTCTTCTATGATTTCAACCATAGGTTCTTCAAAGATAATCTCTTCAATAACAGGTTCTTCGTAAACAAATTCTTCTATATATATTTCTTCTACGATTTCAGCAACAGCAGATATATGTTGTGTTTGTTCTAATGATAAAACAACAGGGTCATATTCCATGGTAACTGATATGTTATCTACGTTTGGTCCACCAAGTCTTCCTGTTGATGCGTCTTCGCCTTTAATAAATATGTTGCCATAGTAACTACCAGTACCTGTATATGTTATAGAGTCAGTAAAATCTACACCATTAATACCTGTTACATCTGTTCTTGTTTGTGTAGTCGTAGTTAATACCTGACTATTATTGTCAAGTATTGTTAAGTCTATTCTAAAACTGTCAGCATCGCCACAGTTAGGACACCAAGAACCTACACCACCCTCACCATTTTGTACTTCTACTGTAGAGTTAAGAGTAATACCGTTGTCTAGCATCTGAGTTGTAATATCATCTGATGTTAAATCAAATGTTTGTTCTATAGACCCACTGTTTCCAAACTCAAAGTCATGTCCTCCCGGACAGCAATCACCTATAACTTGTGCATCACCTGATGTAGTCCAACCTGTAGTGCCGTTGTCAAACGTACCGTTAGTAATTAGATTTGCTGAAGTGTCTGCGTTTGCCACTAGAGGTAGCATTAACAGTATCAAAAACTTTTTCATTACCTAGTTCTTCCCATCTTTGTTTAGCTTGTTCACCGATTAATCCATCTATAGGACATGGTGTTCCTGCATCCATCATTGCTTTCCATATGTCTTTGTCTTGACACATTAATGATATCGCTGCAACTTTCATTCCTAATCCATTTAATAGTTTGGCTCTTTGTCTTTGTTCGCATTTTAAATCATGGTGATATGTTCCAAGACTTGTGCTGAAACCAATAACGGTCATGCCAATAGATAGTGGAATGACACATGACTGTTGGCTATACACAGACATAGCAGGTGCTGTTGCACTATTAACGGCAGTCTCTTGGTTAGTGCTATTGCTTGTTGAATTAGTTGTAGTATTAGTTTGACCACCCGTATAATTATTTGTGGTTTCTTGTGAGTACCCACCGGATATAGCTGTGTTACTTCCTGAAGCATTTGTTTGACTGTTAGTTGTAGAACCATTAGAAGTTACATCCGATATAGCATCTTCTATTGCATAACCTAAAATAAAAATGCTTAATATAATTATAGCTAAATATAATCTTACCATTTTTTACAACTCCAATATCTAGCTGTTAGTTTAGATTTAGCAGTATCACACTTGTGTCTTGCTCTAAACGATTTGCGTCTTGATGGTATGTTCTTTTTAATCTTCATGTTAGCATCACCGAATCTGATGAGCTTAATCTTGTCTCCCTCTTTAGCTAATACAGCAAATTTTTTACCACCTTTGCGTGAGTTCTTTGGTTTGTTATATCCTGAAAATTTTTCACCTGCTCTTTCTATAGCCATGTTATCTCCTTGTTGCAGCAGAACCAAAATAAAATCCGGATATCGCTGCTAGAAAATGTGTATCTGCTGTAGTAATTACTATCCCGCCGATACCTTTAAATGCTGTTACTTCTTGTGTGCTACCAAATATCCACCATCCCTCTTTGACTTGGTCAAGATACATTAAGTGTACCTGTACTGATGGGTCTAAGAATACTGCTAGTTTAGGTAGGCATACTATAAAAAATACTGCAAGTAATGCCATCCATCTTCTTGTCGTAGATTGATACTGACTGTTATCTTTTCTTGCGTCATTAACTGATGCTCTTTCTATCTCTGCTCTTTGCATAAGATACTTCTGTTGGTCTGCTGAATCTTTAGATTTCTGTGACCATATAGATAGTAGTCCAGTAAATAGACTAGAGCCAAGCATTGTTATAACTTCAAACGGTATCATTCTTTTTCCCTAAAATCGTTTAACTCTTGTCTTAAGTTTTGTCTTATTTCTTGTACTTCTTCTTTGTATTCATCCAAAGTTATAAGATTTTTCATTC